TATTCTTCGGCGACGTACTTCGTAACGAAACTGGTGCTCTTATCAAACGTCGCTCCTACAACGTAGAACGTCTGTTGGGTGCTCCCGACGACAGTTCTAGCAACATTCAAACTGAAGTTCTGGTTGGTGCAGTTCCGAATGAATTCACATTGAATGTACCATCCGCTGATTTGCTTAACGCAGACATCACATGGATGGCTACGGATAACCTTCAACGCGATGCTGCGACCGGACCTAAACAGAGCAGTGTTATCAACCCGTTCGTTTCTAAAGAGTACAACACTTCTAGTGACATCAGCCGTATTCGGTTGTCGACAGTCTCAGATACTGATGCGGCTCCTGCCGCCTTGTTTGCTTTCGTTACAGAAGCTACAGTCTCTATCAATAACAATGTCACCCCAAACAAAGCGGTCGGTACTCTTGGAGCGTTTGATGTGACTGCTGGTACGTTCGCAGTCTCAGGAAGCCTCACGGCTTACTTCTCAAATGTTTCTGCTGTGCTCGCAGTTCGTAACAACTCAGATGTATCACTGGATATTGGTTTTGTTCGTGATAACCAAGGTATGATTTTTGATCTACCGCTCATCTCTCTCGGTGATGGTCGACTCTCAATTGAAATTGATCAGCCTATCACTTTACCTTTGTCAACTGAGGCTGCATCTGGTGAAGACATAGACGCAACCCTCGATCACACGCTGTTGGTCACTTACTTTAACTATCTCCCAACAGCAGCCTAATAAACTCAAGAGGATGTCTTCTCGATGGAGGCATCCTCAATAACCCAAGAAGGAAATATAAAATGGGAATGTACGACACTTTTGAGACTGATCCTGAACTTGAAGCTAAAGGCGTTTGGATTGATTACGGAGATTTCCGTGTTCTTCTTGCCTCTTCTGGGCAAGGTAACAAGAATTATGTCAGGTATGCTGAGAAGAAGCTCAAGCCTGTTCGCCGCGCTCTTGAGTCTGGAGCTCTGAGCAATGATCGTTCTCAAGCACTCATGGCTGACATCTACTCCAAGACGGTTGTTCTTGCTTGGGAAACTATGCAAGGGAAAGAGATGAAATCTGGTATTGAAAGCCCAGACGGTAAAATCCTTCCTTTCAACCCTATTAACGTTGAACAAGCCTTGATCTCTCTTCCACGAATGTTCACAGATATTCAAGAACAAGCTGCTTCCCTTGCCAACTACCGCAAGGCTGAGTTGGAGAATGATACAAAAAACTCGTAGAGTTCCTGTGTTACCAGTTAACACAGGGACCTTCCGAAAAAGCGATTATCGATCAATGTATTAGGGCGGGTTGGGATCTACCAGAAAAGATAGCCAACGCCCCTAGTCTTCTTCCCGGCCTTGAGCTATACTATATAGGGTTTCATGATCTTATCGCCTCTAGACAAATGGGTATGAGCGCTGGACCAATATGGTGGACAACGATTCAAGAGTACTGCGAAAAAAGTGGGTGTGACGAAGAACAGATAGAGGCGATGCACACACATTTGAAAGATATGGACTTAGCTTATCTTAAGCAAATTGGGAAGAAAACGTGAATGGCCACTCTAGCTCAATTCTCTAGAAACATCAGGCGGCGGGGTTCTCAAGTTGAGAACTCCGCTTCTCGCGTTGTTAAAGCTGTCGCGGTACGTTCTTTGAAAAGTCTTGTCCGTAACACTCCTGCTGATAAAGGTGTAGCTAGATCTAACTGGCGCGTCGGTATCGGAGCACCAACTCGAGCTGTGATCGGTGCATACGCTCCAGGAAAAAATCTTGGTATTGGCGAGAACGCAAATGCTTCTGCCGCTATCAACGCCGGACGAGCCCGTATCAACTCTCTACGATCTTCTACTAGAGGTTTAGAGACTTCAATTTATATCAGTAACGCTGCTCCTTATATAGAGAAGCTAAATAATGGTTCTTCTACGCAAGTAGGCAAGTATTTCATTCAGAGAGCTTTGCTTGAAGCGCAGACTGAACTATCTGGATTTAGGGTGTTTGAACGCTAATGGTTACTGAGAATGTAGACATCAGATTTCGAGAAACTGGCGCAAGAGTAATCAAGCGCAGGATCGATCAAATTGGCGTAGCTGCTAATTCTGCTACTCGTGGTATCTTCTTGATGCAACGTGCTCTTTTCGTCATTGGTGGAGCAGGGGTCCTTCGTGGTTTAACACGTCAACTTGATACATTAACTGAATATGAGAACAGACTTAAACTAACTGCGACTAGTGCTTCAAATCTAGACTCAGTGCAACGTCGTTTATTTCAAACAGCAAGAGATAGCAGAACTGGCTTTGAGGCAGTCGCGGAAATTTATACTAGAACTGCTCTCTCTGTACGAGAGCTAGGTGTTTCCCAAGCGGAAACCATTAGGTTCTCAGAAAGTCTAAGTAAAGCGACTATCATTTCAGGTGCTTCTGCTAGAGAAGCTCACGCTGCACTTGTTCAGCTTGGGCAAGGTATGGCTTCCAACACACTGAGAGGAGACGAGCTTAGGTCTGTTCTCGAGCAACTGCCATATGTTGCAGACATCATCTCTCGTAGCCTTGGTGTTACTCGAGGAGAATTAAGAGAACTCGGTGCAGAAGGTAAAATTTCAGCAGAGACTATCTTGAAAGCATTCCGAGAAGCCGAGACAGAAATCGATCAACTTTTTGCGAACACAATGCCGACTATCAGTCAAGCGTTGTCAGTCGCTAACACAAACTGGTTAGAGTTTCTAGATGGTGTTGATGACTCAACTAACGCTTCCGGAAAACTCGCTCAGGCGATCATAGTTTTATCAAATAACATAGGTATCATCGTCGGTACTGTAGGAACACTGGCTCTGGCTCTCGCTGCTGTGTTCGTAGGTAAAGCTATCACAGGTATTAGTAATTACATTCTTAATTTAAGAGGAGCAGCACTTGCATCTCTTCGTTTACTAGAGATAGAGAGGTTAAGAGCAGCGTCTTCAGTTCGCAACAACGCTTTAGTTGTAGCACAGAGCGCCCAAAGACAAGTAGAACTTTCTCAACGTTTAGCTCTCTTAGGTTTATTGAAATCTCATCTTAAATTAACAGCTCTTGATACTCAATACACAGTAGTTAACGGGCAAGCTCGTAACATCGCAACGGGTAAGTTCGTTGCTTTAACAACGGCGAAAGCTAACCTCTCTAGAGTAACACAACAGCTCTCTATTGTAGAAAACATTGAGCTTACGACTGCTGGGAGACTTACTAGCGCAAGGGCTGCACAAACAGGTGCCACCAACGCCTTAGCAGGGGCCAACACCCGCCTAACGGCGGCACAGGCGGCGCAGGGTGCTACTATGGCAAGGTTAACGGCCTTGCTTCCAACTATAGCAGGGGCAATAGGTCGCGTCGTTTCTTCTCTTGGTTCTTTAGCAGCTTTCATTGGTCCACTAGGTTTAATCGGTATCGCTATCGGTGCGGTAATAGGCTTGTTCGCTCTGCTGGCAAACAAAATCAAGGTTACAGCAGATGGTGTGGTAGGTCTTAAAGATTACGTAGTCTCAGCATTTCAACTTATGGGAGAAGTTATCTCTCCGGTGGTAGCTCTTATTGTAGAAGGTTTTGGAGGAGCAATAGATTCTGTTCTTGGTTTTTTTGGTGATCTTTCCACAGTTTTTGTAGAAGCAATGAAATCTGTAATGAAAGCGGCATACGACGTTTTCACATTTATTCCTAGATTGGTAGTCGCCGTCATTGCTGGAATCATCGACGTTTTCCTACAGTTAGCACCAGGAGCAGGATCAGCTTTAGACGCAGTCGTAGATGTATTCGTAACGGGGTTCGAAGCTGTAGGAAATATCGGCGTCGCGGGTATTCAAAAAATCATTGATGCTTTTAATTTATTGGCCAATACTACCGCTGGTGATTTGTTAGGATTGAGCGAGATAGAGTCTCTGGAAAATATTAATCTTGACAGATTGAGAACTAATTTTGGTGATGGTGGTGTTGGAGCAGGTGAAGCTTTCGCCGCAGGTTTCACTAAATCTTGGGAATCTACTTCTTTTGATTCTGCCGCTGAAACAGTTTCTTCTGCTTTACAACCTCTAAATGAGGCAATCCTAGCTAGGGCACGAGAGAACATAGCCGCAGCAGAAGCGGTGGCTTTAATTCGACAAGCAGAAATTGATGCGTTAAGTTCTGATTCTGGTTCTGGTTCTGGTTCTGGTTCTGGTTCTGGTTCTGGTTCTGATAAGAATTTTGCTTCTATTATAGCTAACATGAATAAAGAAATTGATCTTCTTAAATTAACAAATCAAGAGAGAACACTTCTCCAAGGTGTTTTGAAAATAGAAGAAGAACTGAAAAGAAACCTGACTGAACAAGAAAATCTTTTAGCTATAACTACTATGAGAAGTCTTGAAGTTGCGAAGGAGGCTGGTTCCGTATACGAAGAAATCAAAGGTCCGCTAGATAGCTATGCAACCAGTCTCGAAGCGTTGTATCTTTTGTTGGATACATCAAGAATATCTCAAGATGCGTTCAATGTTTCTCTGGCTTCGTTGAACCAGACGATCCTAGAAACTGTAACACAATCAGGAGATGGATCGTTCGCAGATGCCTTCCTTTTGGGTATATCAAAAATGACAGAAGGAGTGAGAACATTCGCTGCTTCTAGTGGAGCTATGTTCTCTGATTTCTTTGGTAAGCTCTCTTCTGGGTTTGCTGATAGTGTAGGTAAAGCTATCGTGTTCTCAGATGATCTAGGTAGTGCTTTGAAAAGTGTAGCCGATAATGCTTTAGCTTCATTGATCTCTGGTCTGGTAGAGATGGGGATGCAGTGGTTGTTGAATGCCACTCTTGGACAAACTATCGCTGCCGCTGCTACTGCCGCCTCCGTAGCCACAGCCGCTACGACTGCCGCTGCTTGGGCTCCTGCCGCTGCTATGGCTTCTCTAGCAACTCTAGGGGCAAACGCTGCTCCTGCCGCTGCCGCTATCGCTTCAACAGTGGCTCTTAGTACAACCCTTGCCTCAGCCGCTGGATTTGCAGAAGGTGGATTGATCAGAGGACCAGGAGGCCCAAAGGAAGACAAGATACCAGCTTGGCTTTCCAATAAAGAATTCGTAGTAAACGCTGAAGCAACTTCTAATAATCTTCCATTGCTAAAAGCAATAAACTCAGGTATGGATGTCTCTCGACTTCTTCCTTCTTTCGCATCTGGTTCTAGCAGTGAAAGATCAAACGTAACTTCTGGTAGTATGAATCGTTCTAATAAAAGCGAAGTCATTGTGAAACTATCTATGCCAGAAGGTGTAACCATACAAGAAAGCAGACAGATTGCTGGAGACATCGCTGTTCAAGTTGTCAGCGAAGGAATAAAATCGTACGATAGATCAACTCTACCTTCAAGTGTTGACAGAATTTCAAGAGATCCAAAAAGGAGAGGATAATGCCTCTAAGCTACCCATTTTCTCTTTCTGATTTTCAAGAAATTCTTGTTATCAACAAGCGTGGATTTTTTATAAACAATCCTATGGAAGTTTCTAAAACTGCTGGAGGATCTGTCTTGAAAGCTTCTCTTGGAAGCTCTTTATGGAAAGGTAATTTTTCTCTTGAATTTACAACTGACATGTCTAAAGCAGGAAAAATAAATGCTTTAATATCCATTCTTGACAGACCCTCTTCTTCTTTTATGGTGTATGACCCAGCGAAACCATATCCAGCATATGATCCTACTGGCTCTATTATTAGTGGTGCTTCTCCAACTGTTCGTCTCTTAGATTCAGGAGATTCTAGACTCATCGCTTTGGCTGCATTACCTTCCACCTATAAACTACTTGCAGGTGATTACATTGCATGGCAGTATACGGTATCAGGTCAAACAAGATATGCTCTTCATCAGATTGTTAGTGACTCAACGGCAGACTCTTCTGGAGACACCTCTTTGTTTGAAGTGACTCCTTTCATACAGCCTGGAGTTGTTATTGGTGATAGTGTATCTTTAGTGAAACCATCAATGAAAGCCGTTCTCGATATTGATCCCTCCTACCCGACAGTTGAAAGCATAGTCTCAAGCGGTGGATCTTTCTCGTTCGTTCAATCTGTAAGGTAAGAAATGCGTAGTTTTGGAACAGAAATAGATGATGATCTTGCTTCTCTATCAGGAGTAAGTGTTAGAAATCTGGTATGGATCGAAGCGAAAAATAGAATTTCTGGTGCCGCGGAAGTATTAGGTCTTTGGAACGGAGAAGACGTCAGAGCTTTCACTGTAGATGGTGTATCTAGAAATTATTCAGGAGCAGGTTCTCTCTTATCTGTTTCAGAAATTTCTGGAGGGGTCGGTCTCGATGTCAGAATGCACGTTGTCACACTTAGTAAAATTCCACCACAGGTTGCTCTTTTGATTCATGGGTACGACTCTCGTCTTGCGCCAATAGAGGTTCATCAAGTTCATTTTGATACGGTGAAAGGTGTTGTTATAGGTGATCCTATAAGAATTCTAAAAGGTTGGGTTGAAGAACTTCCAGTGCCAACTCCCTCTGAAGGAGGATCGGAAAATATCAGTCTCACTATAGCTTCCGCTTCTAGAGCGCTTACTAAAACGCTTACAGTAAAAAAGTCTGATGAAGCACAAAGGCAGATAAGCTCAACGGACAGAGGTCGCGAATACGCAAGCGTTTCTGGATCTGTTGGGGTGTTCTGGGGAGTGAAGAATTCTAGTGGGGTGGCATCATGACCAGAGTTGAAAAGTTAAACATTTTTCTTGATAAAGTTCGAAGACTTATGTTTCGTCCGGGTTCACATGATTGTGGTACGTTTGCTGCTTCTTGGGTGAAAGAAATTACAGATGTAGACCACGCTGAGCCTTTTCGTGGAAAATATAAAAGTATGAAAGCAGGACGTCTACTGTTGAAAAAAGCTGGCTTTGAAAATTATGGAGATTATGTAACATCTGTTCTACCTGAGATTCACTCATCGATCGCGCAAGTAGGTGATCTTGCTATGATAGAAGATCGTGCTCTTGGCATATTTGCTGCAGATCGTGTGTTCGTGTTAAGACCTGATGGTCTAGGACATGTGTCCCGACTCATAACTGAAAGGGCGTTTAGAGTATGATACTGTTTTTCACAATTCTGTTTGCTGCTATTATACTACCAGTTGCAGCACAAGCAGAGCCAGTTACATTAGCTTTAACCTCTTTCTTTGTATCTGTCGGAGCATCAGCTTTTACGGCAGCTATTCTTACTACAGTCGTAACTCAGGTCGCGTTTGGAGTCGCGTTGTCTTTAGTGGCTCAGTTATTCTCTAAAACTCCCACAGGTATAAAACCACAGGGTATTCAAACAGAGCAGACCACTTCTGGTGATGTAACGCCACAAAAATTCATCGTGGGTCGCTATGCTTGTGAAGGTCATGCGGTAGCCCCCGCGTATTCTCGTGGTGACGATAATAGCATTTTAACTTATATTATAGAAGTGTCTAACATTCCTGTCACAGGGTTGACTGGAAGACTTATCGTTGATGGGCAGTACACTGATCTATCTGTCGGAGCAGATGATGCGACTAGGCTTGATTTTGAAACATTAGGTTTTGATGAAGCAGGAAATCCGTATGGGTGGCTATGGTTCTTTGATGGAAACCAAACTACTGCTCATTCAGTTACAGTCGAGAATTATTCAAATCATCCTGATCGACCTTGGACAAACGATCATATCCTAGCTGGCACAGCCTACTCAATTCTTGAGTTCCGTCTCAATAAAGAGATCTACTCTGGGCTTCCTTCAGTGCGTTTTGAGCTTGATGGAATAGATCTTTACGACCCACGAAAAGACACTACTGTCGGTGGGTCTGGTGCTCATCGTTGGGATACTCCTTCTACTTGGGAATTCTCACAGAACCCGCAGGTAATCAGCTATAACATTCTGCGTGGAATCACTTTACCTACTGGTGACATATACGGAGGGAAAGTTGATGCTGCTGATCTACCATTAGATAACTGGTTCGCAGCAATGAATGAGTGCGATCTACTCATCGGAACCCGTCCACAATATCAAGTGGGTTTTGAAATCAACGTAGGAACGATGGAACCTTTCGAAGTCATTGAAGAGATGAACCGTTCTAGTTTTGCCCAAATGAGTGAATTTGGCGGAGTGTTTCGAGTTAGAGTTGGCGCACCTTCTTCTCCCGTTATTTCTGTAACAGATGATGATTTTGTCATCACTGAACCTTCAAGGTTTGTTCCTTTTCCAGGACTTTCAGAAACTTTTAATGCTATCACTGGTACTTATGTTGAACCTGTAGATGTATGGGAAGCCAGA